CTGTTTAACAATTGGCATCAGTTCAAGTTTCAAAAAATGGGTAGTTGACTGAGCTACTGATTCACTAGCTATGCCAAGCCTGTTTCTCTTTTCATACCAAAATGCAGCCTGAGTACGTGCTGCCATTTCAATGTCCGGATACCTTTCTTTGAACTCGGCTGCATCGGCTGCCATCCCTCCGAAATATTCAACTTTTAAAACCTTTTCACCAGGCACCAGAGAGTATTTATCAATTACAAGTTCGCCAAGTCTGCCTAAATAAGTGTAGCTCTTTCGCGGTATTTCTTTGTTGAACTCGCGTGACTCACTGTTGTAAACACTACACCAGGTAACCGGGTAAGCATCCAGTCTAAATATTTTTTGTCCTTCTTCAACATCAAAGAACTGAACCCGACCCTTAGTCTCGATTTTGCGTCTCATCTCCTTCTCAAACATTTGAGAAACAGCAGTAGCAAGATTAGCAAGGAGCGCATCGTCCTTGCTCTCTTTACTACCAATGAAATCCTTAATTGCCTGATGTGTTGTTATCAGCATTTTCAACTCTTCTTTGGTGCTGGAATTGTGATCTTCTCAGACTTTGCAGACTGCTCGACCTTACTGGTGATAGGAGCATTCTGTGCTGCGGGTCCTGAAGATCTCTCTCCTGTTCCGGACCCTGGTTTCGGCTGCTCAGGTTTTGGCTGATCAACTTTGACCTCCTGTTCTTTTTTAATCTGTGAAACAGACAATTCAAGACCTTTTTTCCCGAGTGCCTCATTGACAGGATTCATGAGCCCAGACAGTTCAGCAATAGCTTCACTGTTAGCATCAATTACAGCACTCAGAATAAGTTTTGCGACTTCGGAAAGAGTGTATCTTTTTTCTGCTGGTTTCGGCTTGTCAACAAACTCCAGTTTGTGTTCCTGGCCATCAATTTTAAACTTCTTATCATCGATAACAACACGGTTGCCTTCCTCGTCTTTGCTGTGAAGCACCTTGTTTTTACCAACAATAAAAGCATACCCTTCTCTAATGTAGTATTTCATACCCCCCCTTAATCGGTTACTGGTTTCTTTCGTGATTCTCCAAGAACTATTAGGCCCCCTGAAACAAACGACCCACTAGTTCCGGCACACGTCATTTTTAGTCGCAAGTACCTACCCTTACTTCGTAGGTTTATATCTTTTGTACTAAACATCGGAGCTGTAGTAGTTGCCTTTCCCATGAGAGTTCCGGAAATGTCTTTAAAATTGTAAACCTGAGTATACCCAACAAGATTATAAGCTGCACTGTCTTGCCATGTAGTTGCTTTTAGCACCTCAACGTTTCCATTACTATCAACATCGTCCACTTGTACAACGACATAATTTGCTCCATCGGCAGTGTAGTCAGTAGATAGCTCCATGTGATATACTTCGCCACTATCCATGTCTTGAGGTCGATCAAAATTAAAGGTAAACCATTTATATACAGTGTCGATAGATGCTGTTGCCACAGAGTCGATTAGGTCGGCATGAACAGCATCGCCGTCAGGCAAGCCTGAGCTGTCTGCTTTAAGAGTAGCAATTACATATTTATCGGTTAGAGTGCCAACTTTTTTTAGTTTAACCGTAATAGATTTTAGCTGCTGATCGGCTTTTTGAGTAAACTCCGCAGCTATCATTTTCCTGTTAGCATGATCGTTGAGCGCCATATCAGTAGCATCATTTGGCCGCCTGGTGCTAATTAGCCCATCGACAGGAGCAGAGGAGTGTTGCACTATAACTTCTAATGAGCAACTCTCTCCTGCAGATGACTTTGCAGACTGAACAATGGCAACACAGGAATTAAACCCGGTTCGGTCAAGGGCTTTGCTCCCATAGGTACCCACTAAAGAAGTCCTCGCTGCAAGATCAAACATCTCATAGGTACCGATTTCATTTCCCACCTGATCAGCTTTGGCATTGACCAATAAAAAGGCACTGATCATTATTACACAGAGAATTATTCTTGTTTTCATATTTCACTTTCGTTAAAGTTGAAAAGTTGCCGGGTTTGCCCCGGCAATAATTAACGTAACACGTTACCAGTATCAGTTCAGATTAAACAGTCTTAGCGTCAGTGCAGACACAGAAAGACTCTGGATGTCTGATTGCAAAATCCACCATCTGGATAGCACGGATTTTAATCTGATTCTTTTCGAATGCGGTTCCGGCACTGTCAGAAGTTGCCAAGTCAAGACCGCCCCACTGAGCAAGAATGAAATCGTCCCAGTTTCCGAAGTAAACTTCAGAGCAGACTGCGCCTGATCCAGCCTTTGTCAGATTGGTTGGAATTTTAGTGGTAGTATGGAATGAATGTCCCAGGGAATCGCGAACATTCTGATCATTCATCGGCCACAGCAAAGGCAAACCACCGCTGTCACCGCTATACATCGGGATTTTTCTCTTTTTCAGCCTACGAATGATTTTCCCGTGAGTGATATATGCCAGCTTTCCATCGAGAGCATCAGCGTCGTCAACTATACCTTCCATATCCAGAGCAGTATCAAAATCGAAATAACCGCCGTTATCACCAAGCGAAAGGGTCCCAAGGCCAGTACCGGCATTGAGAACACCGATAGGAGTATCATTTTGACCATCACCACGGAGCGCTTTGATGTCGATTGCTCTTTTAATCTGTTTTGTTAAATCATTAACAATCAGATCCTCAATTGACGGATTTGAAGCAGAGAGCTTCAACAGTTTATTATTTACCACAACAAGGCCGGTGCACTCTTTGGGAGTCATGCTTATCTGTTCATCAGATATTTTGCTTTCTGTAATATCATCGCCTTCGCCAATCCAATAAGCAGTAGTAGTACCGGACTGTCTGGGAATATAAACAGGTGAGCCCATTAAGCCGGTCATTAATCTAGCCCCAGCCTCAACTACAACAGTTTTTGAGTAGAGCTTTTCAATGAAATTCATAATAGCTTGCGGAGGAATTGAGTAACCGCCAGAACCGCCTGCGGTTGACTGCGCATCTTTGGTTGAAACCTTGTCCATGTACTCTTTTATGATGTTGTACTCTTCTGAGTCTTCTCTTTTGACCTCATTACCTTTTGCATCATACCACTTGTTCTGGAACAGACCCATAACAGTACGGCAGATAGAGAATTTAACTTTGCCTTTTTCAACATCATCTTCAAGCCCGGACATGACAGTAGCTCGCTTTCTGAGCTGCTCGTCAACTTCGGCCATCTTAGTTTTCATCGCAGCAACTTCAGCGTTAAACTGTTTGATAGTATTATCGAGTGTTTCCTGAGAAACAACGCCTTTACTGAACTGGTCCTTAACTGAAGCAACAGTGTTTTTTAATTCTGCATACTGTTGTTCCTGCCATGCTCTTAGTGCAGCAATTTTTTTAAGCAGTTCATCCATGATGGAATCTCCTTATTTTACGGTTAATTTCTTATCATTTCATCAAGTTCAAAATAAGCTTTAGCAAGATCGGTATCAGGTACGGTATCAGGCTTATTGCCACCGCTACCACCAGCCCCTTTATCATCCGTCCGCAACTGGGCTATATCGGTTTTTATGGCTGTGAGTTGCGAATTGATATCAACTATCTTGTCAATAACAGACCCCCTGAAGTCTTTCAGTGCAAGTATTACAGGATCTTCTGTTGGCTCTGTTTTTGTTTCAGGTGTTTCCGGCACACTCTTTATCGGCACCATCTCAAATACCTTCTTTGTCTGACAAAGAGTAAAAGCCCTATCAATACTGATCTTCAATGATTCAGGAGCTTTGAACTGCCCATCATCTTTCACGATCCGCATGAGGGAATCTTTAGCAATGATTTTCCCCTGTAGTGCCTTTGCAATCTCATCTTGTACAAGCGCATTGGGATTGCAGCCCAGAGTGCAGGCTGAGTTCTCGAGCAGCGTTTGCTTTTCAAATATTACTCCCCATCGACCGAGACCGAGCTTTGCCCGTTCGCTCTCATCCTCAATCCTCATAACTTTCTGAGGAATAAAACCGACCGAACACCCCTTAAACATTCCAGCATTGACCATTTGAAAGCACATGTCAGCCCATGGGTTAGCTTCGGGGAGCGCAAAGACTTCATGGATGAAAAGAGCACCATCCTTGACTTGCCATTTAATGGCTGATCCGATAGGGAGCGTATAGTAATCATGACAGTATGCGAAAACAGGATTGGTTCTGAACCTTGAAAAATTCCACCCTGTCTGTCTGATAATATCACCTGCAGAATCAACGGTCTCGTCACTGGCACGATAGATTTTGACGCGGTCTTTAAACCGCTCATCATATTTCATTCCGCGCTCTTCAAAAAGCCCCTGAATGTCTTTCTCTGTCAAATCGCAACTGAGGACATCGGCACTCAAATTTTGTTGCTGAAGAAAGACTTCTTTTGAAGCCGGTTCGGTTCCACTGGCCCCCATAGTCTCATATCGTTTGTACACGCTCTGAACCTCTTCAACTGAAGCCTCTTTCAATGATTTGAGCTGTTCAAGAATCTTTTCCAGTTCGTCCATATTTCAATCCTCCGGTATTTCCAAACATCGACAATTAATAACCTGATCTGCTGGCCCTCTGGGATCTGATGGGTGCGTAAGAATTCCAGGTTTGCCAAGGTCTTCCATATAATTATGGTCAATGGGCTTAGGTCCCAAACCATTTAAAATCAAATGATCACCGCGCACATGGTCATCACCAGAATCGGACCAGTCGCATTTTGTCACACCTTCACCTGCAAGAACTATGTGCCTGACTGGAGAAGCGACCTGAGCGGTTTCGGTTCTCGCAATAGTTAACGTCCGGGCAGGGCTGGCTATGTGACCAAATTCCATCTTAATTCTCTGAGTGAGTTCTGCCAGCGTTTCACCATCATCAAGGCCTGCAACAAGAGAACTTCTCAAACGTTTCCAAAATCTCTCAGTGATACCGACAATCTTGTTCTCTTTTACTTTGAGCACAGCCTGAATACGCGGATCTGAAATTTCCCATGCAGCAGTCCCTAAGTCATCAAAGGTGATATCGATAGATAACTTTGCAGATTGGTAAATAAACGGCTTGGCGGATTTCAAAAGCTTTTCCTGCCACTCTTTACTGTTAAAGAGAATTTCTTGCAGCTCTTCACTGGTCGGCATTGCCTTGACTGTTTTTGTAGCTTCGTTCCACTTGGCTATTTGATGATTTCTGAGCTCGTTCCAGTAGCTTCTAATTTTTCTCTGGAAACCAGCTTCGATCGGTCGAAATACTCGATCAATCCATCGCTTTGAGAGTTTTGCTTTTGTGATAGCCTTGGAATCCGCATTACGATAAAGAGTTTTTCCGGAATCTTTAGAATCAGATTCTTTGTAGTCGCTCTCATCAGTAGCAGAGCCGTCAACTTGATTAAAATCATCAACTGAAAAACTATTATCAATCGGAGTCATTCCCAAGCTTACCCAGCCCACATTACCCCAGGGGATTTCCTCGAAGCCCAATTCCAACTTTTCATTGATCCGATTAAATGGTATTGCCATATCGAAAAGAGTTTTAGCAACTTTCGTCTTTTGATCCATGTCAGGTCGCAAAGCTTCTACTCCTGATAGATCAAACATACAGTATAACCCTTGAGCTTCTTTTATGTTGCCCTTGAATAATCTGGAATTGATTACATCTTCGAAGTAGTGCAGATTGGGAATAACAGTATCGAGCCAGAAAGCCTTGTCAGCAGCAAGAGCTGTCGCCAATTGCAGATCTTCGTATATAGCAGCTTTCATTTTGGGAACACCGAAGCCAGCGAATGACTCGTCGCGGTTCCACTTGCGGCCGTCTAAAAACTGCA